GTTTCTAATCTGAAAGTCATAGCAATAGTTATAAAAAATACAATCTTAGTTGCTACATACCAACAATAAATATCTAATAAAAAGTTATTTAATATTGCTTTCATTATTCAATCATTCTTTTAAGTGTGTTTAACAATTCATTTTGCATCTCTTCTGTAACTTCTTGCACTTCTACATTAAGGTTAGTGTTTGTTATTTCTTGTTTCTCAATATATCCACGCTTTTTGCCTTTTGTTTTTAAAAAGAATATTGTGGCCGTATCTGAGCCATTGTTAATACTTTGGTGCAACTTACTTTCTGCAAAGTCTAATACTACATCGTCTAATGCTTCTACTTTTGCCTTATAATCTGCGTCATCTTTTAACCAATTATAGTGAGTTTGCCTATCAATACCAACCATTTCAACTGCTTTTGTAACTATTCCCAAAGACTTTTTTAATGCTTCTAACATTGCATTCTTTTTAAGTGTCGAATTTTGTATATCTTTATTCATAATTTATTCTTTAATCAAAAATGCTTTTAGTGGATAAAATATTAAACTATTTCTATAACCACCCTCAAAAGTTGGTATTATTGGCGTTACGCCGTGTATATTTCTCCACGCTGGATAAACTAACATAGAGTTATTACATTGGTCTATTGTAGCACCATAATCAGGAATATTTAAATTACCACCATTAGAATTTAATCTTTTAGTTATTATTACATTAACAGTATTTTCAATATTTGCAATATCTCTATGATAATCTGCATTAATATTGTAATTGCTAATACTACTTGTAAATAAATTCCCAAATTTATATTCAGATATAACGTTTTTAAATATTTCTAATTGTCTATTATATAATTCAGGTGCTATATTTTTAATAATGTTTTCGCTTTCAACTGCTAATCCAATCATTGCTTTAATAAATGTTTGTGCTGTTTTAACACTATGAACGCTTGATATTGTATTATAATTTCGTCTTAAATGTGCTTTCGGTGCAACACTACCTATTATGCAACTTTTTTGAACAGTATTCCAAATGTATTTGCCTTTTCCAGTAACAGGGTCGTAACCGTCTGTTAATATTCTTCCAGCATTCTTGCCTTTAGGTACGTTTTTACTTCTTAATTCTTTATTTGCCAATTCTACTAATTTTAACGCTTTTTCAGAATAGTCACCAATATTTCTAATATAAAAACCAATTACTTCGTTATTAGCAATAAACAAACAATCTTCAGTAACGTTTGGAGTAATTGTAGGGCATTTATCCCCAACTTTAATATTATGCTCTTTTTGTATTAATTCTATTTTTTTCATTTTACTATTTTACTTTTTTTTATAAAATTGTGCTAATTCTTTAATATTAACTTTTGCATCTATTCTATTATTTTTTTTAACTAATTTAACAAAAGGTTTCCATTCGTTAGTCAATTTATTTGCACTTATTTCGTCTTTTTTTAACCTATATTCATTTTGCAAACCTCCACTATTAGAACTAACATCAGGACAACTAAACCAATAATGATTAAATCTTAAAATACCATTACCATTTTTAATTGTTTGGAGTGCAAAATCTCTATCTTCTTTTAAATTAAATTCTGGTCTATAACTCCAATGTATTTTTTTTGCATTGATTAAAACACAAACTTCTGCAAACTTTTTATTAATAGAATAACTTGTTTTTTCGTGCCAAGCGTGTTGAGTGTAATTTATTCCAACTAATTCAAAAGGTAGTTTCTTTGCTTTTTCAAATATTTCAAACCAAATACCAGCGTCTTTTTTTACTGTTTTACCATTATAAATACCAAAACTTGTTACATCGTCATCACACATAATAAACCAATCAATATTATTACTTTTTGCGTAATCTAACATAAAATTTCTTACATAACTAATACCATTATCATTTTTCAATATGTTAATCTTATTTGGAACGTCATATAAGGTCATTTCTGACGGCTCTATAAAGTGCAAAGTCTTTATGCCTACATTTTCAAATAGTTTGTAAGTTGTGGTCTTAAAACGGCTTTTTGTTGGTATAAAACAAATCATAATTTATTTTTTTCTGCTTTTAAATAATCTAAAATCATTTTACCAACGTAAGCACCTTTTTCACGCCAAAACTTTACTAATTGATACGCTTCGTCATAGTGTTCGCTTTCAAATTCTATTTGTATTGCTTTTTTAACTCCGTCAGACATATCTTGCAACTGCTGGTCGGTGTCTTGGTCGTCTAATATTGAATAATCTACATCAACTTCAAAACTCGGCACATCTAATCCCCAATCTGCGAGTAATTCTGTGTCCCATTCATTTGCAATAATATCCCAATCCCAATCTCCGAAGCCTACATTATCGGCTATTACAAACCTTTGTTTTTCTTCGTCCGTTAGTTCCGAAGCCCTTTTAACCCAGTTATCAGGTATTTCTTTATAACCTAAGTCTTTAAGCGCTGTAAGTCTCATATTACCACCTAAAACAACATTGTTGTCGTCTAATATCATAGGTCTTAGTTCTAACATTTTTGGAAACTCTTGTATAGATTTTTTAAGTTTCTCAAATTTATAATCCTTAATTAATCTTGGATTTTTCTTATTTAACTTTATTTCACTAATTTTCATTTTATCCTTTTTTAAATAAAGGGGTTGTTTTACCAACCCCCAACACATAGGGAACATCAAATAGAGATAATTATGTTTGCAAACCTTTTTTAGAGTAGGTACTCTCTGGCTGATTAAGGTTTCACGTTACCAGTGTTTGCTATGAATAACATCCAAAGACATCGCAATACAAAATTAACAAATTTTTATTTAATATTCTAATTTTATTTTAATTTTAATTCAAATTTATTTCATTTAATTTATTTTCATCTTCAATATTAATTAATTCAATTTCGCCTGTTTCTTTAATCCTATAACTTGAAAACCAACTAATCATACTAATTAATTTTTCTTTCTCTTTGCAGTGCAAATCTTTTAACTTCTCTTTTTCAAATCTCAAATTGTTAATTGTGCCATTTTGAACCAAGCAAACCATTATTAATAATATGCTAATTGCTATTAATACTGTTTCTAACATTTTAACCCTCCTTAATTATTATGTTTGTGTTACTAAAATCAACTTTATTACCTGCATAGTAATTTAATCTATTCACAATCTCTTCAAGTAAATTAAATCTTTTATCAATAATTAATGTTTTTCTTAATCTATAATCTAAACTTGTATTATAATAATCAATATCAATATAATTGTTAAAATTATCACTTGATTTTAATTTTACTGTTAATTGTTTTGCTATTTTCATTTATACCTTAAAATATTTGTTTTTGATTAATATGCCTTTCAAATCTCTGCACGGCTTTATCGTAGTAATCTTTGTCAAGTTCTATAATATCTAAGTCAAATCCTAAATCCCAGCACGCTATTGCTATACTCATACTGCCTCCGTGAGTGTCTAAAATTTTGTCGCCCTGTTTTGCGTAATTTGTTAAGAGCCATTTGTATAATGCTACTGGTTTTTGAGTGGGATGGAATCTAATTTCTTTATTTTGCATATCATTTTGCAACATTCCGTGCCAAGTGATATTAACAAAATCTATTTTATTTAACCAACTTAACCACGCAAGTTCCCCACTACTATAAGTAGGCATTGTAACGTCTTTATGCCAATACAACATTCCACCACTTAAACCAAAATAATTTGCTCCCCAAATAATCTGTCTTTGTGTAAAATCAAATAATTTGTCAAAATAATCATTGGTAGGTATTGCACTATCCCAATTAGTTTTTTTGTAAGTATTTATTTTGGCTTTACTTGTTTTTTCGTGTCTTTCGCTATTTTTACCATTGTTTTTTACATCTGCATTAATCCCATAAGGAGGGTCAATAATTGCTAAATTGTATTTTATTTTTGATTCTCTCATAAACTCCATACAATCGCCATTATAAATATTGATATTTGCTCTGCCTGTGTAACTTTTGCAAGTCATTTATAACGCTCCTAAATACATTTCATAAAGTATATAATAATTCAAGCAATCTATATATTTTTCTAATATTAATTCAGTGCTGGTGCTTTCAAGTTCAATTCTAATTTTGTTTATACTTGCTATATGTTTTGCTTGAAGAATT